GACCAGGTACAGGTCGCCGCCTTGTTCCGCCGGTATCCTGTCCAGATTCTCCAGTTCCCTGATATCGTTCGCAGACATCCAGCCGTTCTGCCTTGCCGTGGCGTACCCGTTCATCCTGCTCTGGTAGTCGCCCCGCAGAAGCCCGTCCACGTTGAACTTAAAGAAGTATTTCTTCTTCTCGTCCGGGGTCAAAAGCGCCCTTACCATCGCCTGCTCCCACCGGCTCACCCATGGATCCAGCGTGTACTTCACAAATTCCAGGGACTGCTGCTCAATATTATTGAAGCTGCTCTTTTCCAGGTCGCCTATCATATGGGGCGGCACCCGGAAGATCCTCGCAATCTCATCAATCTGGAACTTCCTCGTCTCCAAAAACTGCGCCTGCTCCGGCGAAATGGAAATCGGCGTATACTTCATCCCCTCTTCCAGAACCGCCACCTTGTTTGCGTTCCCACTTCCGCCAAAAGTCGCCTGCCAGCTTTCCCTCACCCTGCTCGGATCCTTGATCGTCCCCGGATGCTCCAGCACTCCCGAAGGGGCCGCGCCGTTCGCAAAGAACTTACTTCCGTATTCCTCCGTGGCAATCGCCAGGCCGATCGCATTCTTCGCCATCGCGATAGGCGAATACCCGACCAGACCGTCAAACCCTAACCCCGGAATATGCAGGACATCCGCAGGCTGGAGCCTTACCGTCCTCCCGGCCTTGTCCGTGCCCTTCCTTCCATCCACGTCATCCACATCATAGACGGCGTATTCGTAATAGAGACGCCCATGTTCATCTCGGTCAACCCTCATCCGGTCCGGCATCAGCGGATACAGGGCCACAATCTCCCCCTTGCCGTTGCGGATGATCTGCGAATAGGCGTTTCCCCACAGGAGCAGATGCGTCATCAATGTCTCCCTGAAAATAAAGGAAGTCATCTCCGGGTTCGGCTCATCATGGAGCAGAAAATAAAGCGGATGTTCCACCGCCTTCTCCTTGCCGCCATCTTCGGTATATCTGTAAAACTGCAGCGGCAGGCTCGCCACCGCCTCTGACAGAATCCTCACACAGCAGTACACCGCCGTCATCTGCATCGCTGACCGCTCCGTCACATACTTCCCGGAAGCAGTCCCTCCCAAAAAGAAGCTGTAACTGCTTCCCACCGTCCTGTCTGAAGGCTTATCCCTGCTTTTGAATATTTTCGTTATGATCTTACCCATTTCTGCCTCCTGAATTTTGCAGAACAAAACATTTGTTCCTTGACTTTTCTCTGTTTTGTGGTATGATTTACTTAACATCTCCCTCAGGCCTCTGTGGAAACACACGCACACTTGAGGGCGTTTTGTTTATAAGGAGTAATGATATGGCAGACAAGGATTTTAAGACAATCGAAGAACAGTTGGAGATCCTCCGTTCCCGCGGCCTCACCATCAGCGACGAGTCCCAGGCAAAAGATTTCCTGCTCCGCAATAACTACTACCGGATCAGCGGCTATTCGCTGACCCTCCGTAAAAATAATGTCTTTTCCCAATCTGCAGCATTCCAGAACATTGTTGACATTTACCATTTCGACCATGAATTCAGGCACATCATCCTCCAGTATCTTGAAGTGATCGAAGTGCAGATGAAATCCATATATGCTTATGAATTTACAAAGATTCATGGCCCTGTCGGCTACCTTGACCACAGCTTTTTTACCAATCAAACCAAACACAAAGAGGTCATTGCCAAAGCAGAGCAGCAAAAAATACAGCGGCTTCCCCATGAAGCCTATCTGAAACACTTTGTGAATGAGCTGCATCAGGATATCCCCTTATGGGCATATGTTGATTTATTTACCATATCCGACATCTCATTTTTATACTCTATTTCTGAGCAGCCTATCAAGGATGCTGTCGCCCGCACTTTTGGCCTGACCATGAACAAAGGGGCGTCCATCCTCGGAAGTTATATGCACAGCATGACGATTATCCGCAACCTGTGTGCCCACGGAGGCCGGATCTATAACCGCCTTTTTGAGCAAAAGCCTTCCCTCAACAAAAGGGAAAAAGCACTGCTGATAAAGGACAGCAGTGGGAATATTGACAATGCACATTTTTATGGTTTTCTGCTTATCATGAAACGGCTGCTCCCCGCCGATATATTTAATGAAATGAAAAAATCCATCATCGCATTGACAAAAAAATATCCCTTTGTCCGGATGGATTACTACGGTTTCCGCAGTGACTGGCAGCAGAAAATATAATATAATTTTCATAACTGCATATACTATTTAGGACTTCTCCCACGAGCCGGTTCCCGGCGCAACACTGTGGGCGGTCTGGAGCCGGGGTTCTGCCCCGGCTCTCCTTTTTCTGCAACCCTCATCCGAGTATTCAAAACCCCGGCCACGGTTTTGCTCCCTATCATAAAATGAGTAGCCCTCTCGAATCATAAACCGATTCCCTGCTCTCATTCCCACACCGGATCGCCCTGTCCAGCCCCATGATCGTGGCAACCGCCCCGTCAATCTTCTCCGTGGACTTCTCTTTGTCCGCCTTGATGTTCCCTGCCGGATCCGTCCGGATATAAATATTGTCCATCATCCACCTAAGGACCGGATGCCCGCCATGCGCCAGATTCTTCTCCAGCGTCAGTTTCATCAGTTCCTTCGTGGGCGGCGACATATCCTTGAACCCTTGGCCAAAGGGCACCACCGTAAAGCCCATCCCCTCCAGGTTCTGGACCATCTGCACCGCTCCCCACCGGTCAAAGGCAATCTCCCTGATGTTGTACCGCTCGCCCAGCCGCTCAATGAACTTCTCTATAAACCCATAATGCACCACATTCCCTTCCGTGGTCTCCAGGAAACCCTGCCGTTCCCACACATCATAAGGCACATGATCTCTCTTCACCCGCAGATCCAGTGTCTCTTCCGGAATCCAGAAATAAGGCATGATACAGAACTTATCCTCTTCATCCACCGGTGGAAATACCAGCACAAAAGCCGTGATATCCGTTGTGGATGACAGGTCCAGGCCGCCATAACACACGCGCCCTTCCAGTTCCTCCGCATCCACTTTAAAAGCACAGGCATCCCATTTCTCCATCGGCATCCACCTGACTGCCTGCTTCACCCATTGGTTCAATCTTAGTTGCCGGAAGGAATTTTCCTCGCCCGGATTCTGCTTCGCCGACTCGCAAGCCGCTCTCACCTTATCCATCCCCACCGTGATATCCAAAGAAGGATTCGCTTTCTTCCAGACCTTCGGGTCTGTCCAGTCGTCCGCCTCATCCGCCCCGTAGATCACCGGATAAAAAGTCGCATCAATCTTCCTTCCCGCCAGAATGTCCTTCGCCTTTTGATGCGTCTCATAGCAGATGGAATTCGTATCCGTTCCCGCCGTCGTAATCAGGAAATACAAAGGCTGCATTCTCGCATCCCCGGAACCTTTCGTCATAACATCAAACAGTTTCCGGTTCGGCTGGGTATGCAGCTCATCAAAAACGACCCCGTGGATATTAAACCCATGCTTTGAATACGCCTCCGCCGACAGAACCTGATAAAAGCTGTTGGTCGGCTGATAGATGATCCTCTTCTGCGATGTCAGGATCTTCACCCTCTTATTCAACGCCGGGCACATCCGCACCATGTCCGCCGCCACTTCAAACACAATGGAAGCCTGCTGCCGGTCAGCCGCGCATCCGTAAACCTCAGCCCGTTCTTCACCATCCCCACAGCACAAAAGAAGCGCCACAGCCGCCGCAAGTTCCGACTTCCCCTGCTTTTTCGGGATCTCAATATATGCGGTATTAAACTGCCGGTATCCGTTCGGCTTTATGGTTCCGAACACATCCCGGATAATCTGCTCCTGCCAGTCGATCAGTTCAAAAGGCTTCCCCGCCCATGTCCCCTTCGTATGGCACAGGCACTCTATAAAGTTCACAGCAAAATCCGCCGCTTCCTTGTTATAGGTGGAATCCTTTGCCTTGAACTTCGTCGGCTTATATTTCTTCAGCTTCCTCATCTTCAATCCGCATCACCGCCTTTAAGCCACTGCCGGTACACCTGCTCGGAGATCTTCGCCATCATCACCGGTGGGACGCTCATGCCGCAGATATACTGGACGCTCTGATCCATGAAGTCATAATCCTGCGGAAACGTCTGGCAGTTGATGATATCCTGGTCGGTCATGAGCAGGCCGTCATACATCCGGTAAAGGCTGCTCCCGGCAACGATTGTCTGTATCGGCTCATCATCCCTGTTGATCGGCGTGGAAAAGCCGTTGTTCTTGACCTTCCTCACCCTCTCATTGATATCCGCTATTAGGCGTTTGCGAAACGCCAGAACCCGCATAAACTCGGGGTCCTTTTTGTTACAAATTAAAATAACTCCTCACCGGATATGGTATAATAGAGTTGTCAAGAAACCATCAACCATCACCCAAGAAAGGAGTTATTCTGAT